GCAGGAGCAACCAGAAGAAGCACCAGTACCTGGAGGAATGCCTCAACAGCAATAAATAAATTAAAACAAAACACAAACAATTATGGAAGAAGAATTCGATTTATCAGAAGTCAAAGTCGTTGACGAAAATGGTGAGGCTCAACCTGTGGAAACTTCACAAGAAGAAGAACAACCAAACGAAGCGTTAAAAGAGGCTGATGATGATTTAGCAAAAGAAACAGAGGTAGAAGATACCTCCGAAGAGCAAACAGAGGTAAAAGAAGAGCCTAAAGCAGAAGAACCTGCGGCTCAGGAAGAAACTGCTGAAGAATCTGTAGAGGAAACTTCAGAAAGCAATCTACAAGACACTGTAGAGTTATTTGATCAACTAGATAGTATATCAAAAGACTTGACAGGTGGAAAAGTAGAAACATTAGAGGACTTTTTTGAAGAGTATAAAAGGATGAGAGATTCATCTGATACTCAATTTAAAGATGACTACATTAAAAATGCAGTCGAATATTACAATAAAACTGGATCGCTTACACCTTATTTAGAAGCAACTTCAGTTAACTATGGGGAAATGTCTGACGAACAAATCATGAGACGTGAACTAGAACAGGCAAACCCTACCCTATCTGCAAAAGCAATTGAGCGTTTGTATAATAGAGACATAGTTAACAAGTATTCTTTAGATGAGGATAAGTATGATCAGGAAGAGGTAGAACTTGGTAAGGAACTTCTGAAAGCAGATGCGACTAAACTGAGGGATAAGTTTGTTGACGAACAAAAAAACTTTACTCAACCTGAAATTGAAAAGACTGAAGAAACTGAAACTGTAGACAATACTGCCCAAATGGAGAAGTGGACAGAAACCGTTACATCTAATGATTTTACTAAAGACGTTTTAGAAAACAAACGTATTTTAATAGATTATAATGATGAGAAGTTTTCTTATGAAGTGGAGAATCCTGAAGAGTTAAAGGCTATGACAGTCGATAACAATAAGTTTTTTGCACTTTTCAAAGACGACAAAGGTAATGTTGATTTTGACAAATGGTACAGAGTATTGGCTTACGCTTCAGATCCTGAGGTTTATGATTCATCTCTTATTGCACATGGTCAAGAAATAGGTCAAGAAAAGGTTGTTTCGGATTTGAAAAACCCAACTAAACCTACAAAAAGTACACAGCAATATAAAACACCATCTAGTCCTTTAGAGGGATTAATTGGTGCACTGAGTAGAGGTGACTCGGATGTTAAAATTATTCGTTAAACAAAATTAAAATTTAAAAAATGGAAAATTCTAGTTATATAAGTTCTTTATCATTCCTACAGCACTCATTTGTGCAAGGAAGAGAGATCTTATCAAGCGTCTTAGACGTACAAAACGAAGAGGAAGGATTCCTTGACGTAATGCAGGCATTAGGTAAATTAAAACCTACTAGCCAACCAGTATACCACGCATTTGTAAATGAAGCGTTGTATAAGGACAATTCAATTGAAGTAAAAACAGCAGGAACTGGTACAGGCTCACAAGCAGGTATTGAAACTGTTGCTGTTGGTAACGCAAGAGTTGGTGACCTTATGATGGGTGCTTCTGGTCAAGTATATTTGATCAAAGCAATTGCATCTAATGGTGATATCGACTTTACACCAGTAGATGGTGCAGGAGTTGCTGCTGATTACGGTGCAGGATCAAAACTTGTTGTATTCTCGAATGCACAAGGTGAAGGATCTGGTTCTCCAGACCCAATCAAGTATGGTCTTACTAAGCAGTCTAACCGAGTGCAAATCTTTAAAAACAAATACAGAATTTCTGATGTTGCAAAAGCGTCTAAAATTACTGTTGAGTATAAAGGTAAGCCTTACTTCATGTACAAAGGTACTTACGAAGCATTACAGCGTTTTAGAGGTGATATCTCTAATGCATTGATGTTTGGTCAAGGATCAGGTGACTTCTACGCAGGAGCGTCTGTAGGTGACATGTCAATTGGTGGAAATGCAGTACAAACTACTAACGGTCTTAAGCAAGAACTTAAGAATGGTGGTATTTTGAATTCTGGATCACCTTACGATCATGATACTGATGTTCTTGCAACATTGTCTACTTTAACTGCTGCTTTGAACAAAGCAAGAGCACCAAAAGACTACTGGATGTGGTTAGGTACTTCTGCTAACATTGCTATTGACAATGCATTGAATGGGTTGAATTCAACTGGTTTAACTGGTGCTAGATTCTCAGTAGATGGAAAGAATATTGACTTAGGTGTTGACAAGTTTAGCCTTTACGGAAGAACTTGGAACAAGAAGCAATTATCAATCTTAGATCACAATGAACTAGGTTCTACAGTAACAGGATCTGGTGAGATTTACCTTGTACCAACTGGACAAGTTAAAACCGCAGGTGGTGGTGGATCACAAGATTACCTACAAGTACGTTACTTAGAAGGAGATGGAAACAACTTCTCTTTCAGAGAAACTTTGACAGGTGGACTTGCTCCAACTCCAACTAGTGCTGATTCAATTCTTGACGTAAACTACCAGGCTATTATGGGTCTAGAAGTTTTAGGAAAAGAACACTGTGCACTTGTAACAGGATTCTAAGAATCTTTTAATAATCCTAAGAAGGGGGGAGTTAACCCTCCCCTCTTTTTTATAAAACTTCAACAATTATGATTAAAACAAAAGAATACAATAACGTAAAAACACCGCCTCAATTAAAGAGAAATGAGGTAAAAGTGTTTCAATATTTAAATGTGAAAAACGATAAGCAAAATCCTGGAAAAGTGATTATGCCTTCTGTTCACATGATTCCTCAAGTAGACAGGGTTTACGACAAAGATTTAGATGATTATGTAGATATTGCATCTATAGCATCAGTAGGCATTGGCGGTAAACCAACATTTAGCACTATACAGTTTACGAAGCAGGAAAAAGGATTAATGGCATTAAGAGGCAATAAAACAGGAGATAGAGAAATCTTTCAATATTTAATGTTGTCTAACTATAACGCTTCTAATCCTGATAGGGATACAAGCATTGTTCCTTTATTTAAATTAGTAGAGCCTAAGAAAGAGGCTGCTGATAGCAGAAAACAAAGAACTTTAAGAAGGGACGCTATGAATGTCGCTGCTGAACTTTCTGCTGCTGAGGTAAGAGAATTTATTGCAGCATTAAATAAAGATGAAAAAAGAGATATTTCTATTCTTAGAGATGAGTTAGAAATTATGGCTGAAAAAGATCCACAACAATTTATAACATTAAGTAAGGATAAAAATAAGTCTATTCAAGCGAACTGTAAGGCTGCTATAGATAAGAAGATTATTAAGTTTGATAAGGCTTCTAGTTCATTTATATGGATTTCTACAGGAGAGACTATAGTACAGATACCAAGATCATCTAAAACAAGTTATTTGCAAGGGTTCACCAACTTTGTTTTGAGTAACAAAAATGGGGAATTAGTCTACGAAGAAATCGTAAAATTGCTTAAATAATTTGTTGTTGGTTTGTTTTGAAAGTCGGCCAAGGGAAATTAGTACTGAGGCCGACTTTTTTTTTTCGTAAAATATGAGCACATTTAAAGATGATACAATAGAAGTATCTATAAATTTTCTATTAAAATTCAATATCACTTCCATTCCAAAACTAGAGGTGACAGATTCGTCTATTGCCACAGTAGAGGGTGAAAATCAGACTGCTTATGTTTTTGTAAGAGTTACTAGACCAGATGGAATTGTTAGAGAGCCAGACATGGATAACCCAGATATGACTATTGTGTTTAGTAGTGTTCCTACAAAGCCGCCTGAAAGTAAATGGGATTACACATTACCACTTTCCTCGTCTGATGGAAGACCGTCAGAAGGGATTTATAGGGTAGATTATTTATTTAGAGTAGGTTCAGATTCAGATATTACAACACGTTCAAAAGAAATTGATTTTAGTTTTGATTATAAAACTTTAACATGTATAAACTTGATAGATGAGTTTACTCCAAGCGTAAAGGTTAGAGATACAACAGAAGACTACACAGTCTCAAATTATGATTTAATAACAGTCACACGATCTTTTCAATCTTCTAATGGTACAGGTCTTGAAATTGATAATTATATATCTACAGGGCTTACAGAGGAGGATAGGACTTTTGACTTGAAAGATCAGGAAGGAAAATACCAAGACTCTACATATACTACATATGTTGATGTCGTATGCAATCACAAACATAAAGAGTACGATTGGTTTTCTGTAGATGTGAAATTAAATAAAACAATAACCACAGAAGTATTTAAGGCTCCAACTAGGGCGGAACTCTTATCATTTATAGACACTATAAGAAATTTAATGGATACTTATGTTAACTATAATGATACGTTGTATGCAAAATATAGTAAAGATTATGAATTTGTAGTATCAAGTTTTCAGCATTTTGAAGATAGATTGTCTGAAAGAAAAACAGGTCAAGACACAACAGAAATATTAAGAGATATGTTGGATGTCATTAGGAATGATGTCCCAAGAACTCATACAAATGAAGAAATTACACCAGTAGATATTACAGAGTATATTCCTTCTGTAGACTGGGATCAAATAACAAACATTCCAGTATATAACCCATTTGCAACATACGAAAAAAAATTTCCTACTCCTAAGTTAGAATGGGAGGTTATACATAGTTTAAACAAAAAGCCTACGGTTACACTCGTTGATGACTATGAAAATATTGTGTATGGGGCGGTAGAATATGTAAATTTGAACATTATTAAAATAACATTTAACACATTAACCTCTGGTAAGGTTTATATAAATTAATACATCATGGCAATAGACTTTTTACATCATCTTGATCTCAATCAGAATCAAGTAAAAAATGTCGTAATAGACAACATCACAACCGATGCGTTTAAGGAACTTAACGCAACCGATGATACAGGAACAGCACCAGTCGCAGGACAGGCTGTATTTATCACAACAACTGGCAAGTTTAGATTTTACGATGGATCTGCTTGGGTAACTCTAGGGGAAACCTTAACTGAGTCTGAGGTAAGAGCAATGTTTGAGGTATCTGATACAGGTGGTGATGGTAGTTTATCCTATGATAAAGATACAGGTAAATTTACTTACACAGGCCCAAGTGCTACTGAGGTAAGAGCACACTTTTCACAAGGTACAGGTATTACTATTACTGATGGTCAAATTGCAACCACTATCACGCAATACAGTGATGCAGACGTACAGGCTTATATAAGTCAAGGTACTGGTGTTACTATAAGTGCAACAGGTCAAATATCTATTGGTCAAGCAGTTGAAACAACTAGCGAAGTATCATTTAAATCAGTTACAACAGAGGGTGATATTAAATCTACAAAAGGAAATCTTGAAATTGCAGGTAATGCTGTAATTAAAGGAAACCTTAGTGTTGAAGGTGATACTGTAACAGTTAACCAAACGCAGGTAAATGTCCAAAACGCTTTTGTATTTGAGGGAGCATCAGCAGATGAGTTTGAAACAACTTTAACTATTCAAGAGCCAACAAAGGATCAAACAATAAAACTACCAGATGCTACTGGAACAATTGCATTAACATCGCAAATTAATACTTTCGATGCTGATGATGCTAAAACTGCTGTAGGTGCAATGGTTACTGGTAACACAGAAACTGGTTTATCTGTAACTTATCAAGCAAGTGATCAAACTTTAGACTTTAAATTAACAGCAGATCCAACGATTACTTTAACAGGTGATGTGACTGGTTCTGGTACAATGACTAATCTTGGAAATGTTTCTATTGCATTAGATACTGTAAAGAACAAAGCGTACTCTGCACTACTGCCAAAAGAAGCAGCAGCCAATAGTATTGGTGTTTCACATGGTTTAAACACAGAAAATGTTATTGTTCAGTTGTATAAAGGTGGTAAGTTAATTTATGCAGATGTAACAGTAAAAGATAAGGACACCGTCCTATTAGAATTTGCAAAAGATCAAGCAGTAGGTACAATAAAAGTAAACATTTTGTCGGCTGCTGTCTAAAAACAATTAAGACATGGCAATAGAATTCATTCACTCGTTAGAAGTAGCAGGGGATTTAACAGTAGATGGTGTAATCTCAAAAAGTGATGGAGGTTCTTCGACACAATGGGATGCTGCATACGGTTGGGGTAACCACGCAGATGCAGGATATTCTACATCAAACACAAACTATTATTTAAACGGAGTTTCTTTTGACACAGGAAATGGTAAAATAACTTTTACCATATCAGGTGCTGCAAATAAAACTGTGGACATAGATGGTAGGTATGTAATATCTTCTCATCAAGGTGGTGGAGATTATTTCGCAGGACACCATTCAGAAGGAAGGCTATTAGCAAATGCTTATCTGTCAAATGATTTAGGTAACGCTAGAAAGCGAGGATCTAAATTTACTCTTACAAACACATCTCTATCAGATGGAGAGATAGATTCTATGTTTGATGGACTTGCTACAATGGCAGGTATACCTACAACAGACTTTGAGTCAGGGCCTGTTGTTATAGAATTTGATATTCCAAGAACACTTTCATATGGAGCATATGTAGGAATTGGATTTGGTAATTCTACCTGGAGATGTAAAGATGTTAAAATCGAGGCATATAGTAATGGTGCTTGGGTTACTTGTGTTCATGAAACTAATAATGCATATGAAGATGTCTATACCAATATACCAGGAAATTCAGGTGTAGGTACTACAAAATTCAGATATACTCTAGATAAGCCTAACAACAATGTTAGGATATGTCATTTATGGGCATATAATTATAACTCACACCTTTGGTCTCAAATAATGATGCCAAGATCTGGTGGTCAAGTTTATGGTGATTTAACCTTAGATGGTAAAATAACTGCATCAGGAAGTAATTCCACTAATTGGGATACTGCATATAATTGGGGTGACCACGCTAAAGGAGGTTACCTTGCATCTAACGCTAAGGCTGCCGACTCTGAAAAACTAGATGGTATTGACAGTACAGGTTTTGTTAAGCAAATAGGTGATGGATCAACTCCTGATTATCAAACACCTTCAAGCAGAAGAATAAATCCTACTACTAAAAACCCAACAAATGCACATTATGCTATATCTACTTTTTGTAATGGTGGTAATGTA